AAATAAAATACAGGAGTTCAGAGAAAACTTAAAGTGTGAGAATGTCGTGCTGTGTCTGAGTGACCGTGCGAACTTCCGACGCAAACTGTACCCTGAGTACAAAGCAAACCGTGCTAAGTCTCGACTACCTATCATCTTACGACAAGTAAAGCAGTGGATCATTGATGAACTAGGTGGTGTGCTGTGGGCGAACCTAGAAGCTGATGATGTTATATCTATATTAGCTACTGACAAAGCAATGGATGAAGAGACTATCATTGTTAGCATCGACAAAGACTTCAAGAGTGTACCCGGTATCTTCTACGACTATAACAAAGGAGAGTATCACCAACCATCCGTTGAAGAAGCAGATAACTTCCACTTGATACAAACACTGACTGGAGATTCAACAGATGGATTCAGTGGTGTACCAAGAGTAGGACCAGTAGCTGCTAAGAAAGCATTGGATAAATACGGATACACTTGGGAAACTGTTGTAACATGTTACGAGAAAGCAGGACTGACTGAACAAGATGCTTTGATGAATGCATGGATGGCACGATTACTACGAGCAGAGAACTACTGCTTCAGGACTAACACAATAAAGAAACTATGGACACCGAAGAATTACCAAACCAAGGATATACTAGAAACTTCAGCACTGGGGCAAGGCGTGATGGGGACGATGGACGGGGACGACCCAGCCTTATACCTCCGGTCGCCTTACGCAGTCTCGCCAAACGATTTGAAGCTGGCGGAAAGCTTTACGGAGACGACAACTGGAAAAGAGGTTTCCCTTTAAGTAGATTATATGACTCGATGTTTAGACATTTGTTGGGGCTGGCTGAGGGGGACAACTCTGAAGACCATGCGGGTGCTATACTGTGGAATGCTTCAGCTTGGCTATGGACGGAGCAAAAGATCAAAGAGGGAAAGCTGCCACAAGAACTATCAGATATAAGTTATAGAGATGAGTGAGGATGAACCACTTAAAGCGGATGGGTTTGATGATGCAGTTATCGGTACTTGTTATAACACAGGAAGGATAGTGTATTCGATTGAGCGTATGTTAGTTATACTTATGGAACAATCTGAGATGAGTATGGAAGATGCTATGGAGTATTTTAGTTTTAATATAGGTGGTGCTTATGTAGGTGAGATGACTCCTATGTATGTATGGACCGAAGATAAAGTAGAGTTATGAACGAAGAGATAATATTACCAGCGTTGAGTAAGTCTTTGATAGAAAAGCTTGACAAACTGTTCCCGGATAAATGTCCCCTCTTGACAGACTCTGATAGAGATGTATGGTTTAAGGTAGGACAAAGAAGTGTAATTAATTATTTACAACAGACTTACGACGACCAACTCGAACAAAATATAGTAACTAAACAAGTACAGAAATAGCCATGTGTTTCGGATCATCCACACCACCTCCACCACCACCTCCCCCTCCTCCACCTCCTCCTCCTACAGCAACAGCTGAAAGGGTAGAACCTACAAGAGCTAGAGCAGCTAGTACTACGATGGCTAAGAAAAGAGGAACCCGTCAATTAACAGTGCGTCGTCCTACATTAGGTATGGGTGGTCAGACCGGAACAGGAGTACAGCTTTCACAGTAACATATTATGAGAAGTTTAGATAAGAAGACATTATTAGAAGATGCAACATCTAGTGGAGCAGGTACTGCTTTTCAAGTAGAGCGTGTAAAGAGTTGGACATTTATCGTAGCAACATCAGCAGCTGGTACTGCAACAGTAGATATTGAAGCTTGGATCGGTGGAGCTTGGCATGTCATTCACAGTCAGAGTGTTACAACAGATGGATCGTTTATGATTCGTGATGACCACGGACACTACGAGAAGATCAGAGCTAACATCAGTGCTTACACCAGCGGAACCCATAGCGTCTTTGCTACCGGAACTGTTGAGTCTCTGTAATGTCGATTACTTTCACATCAGGTTTCTCTAAACCATCAGCTATCTTGGATAAGCCTAGCAATTTAGAACGACCTGAGTTTGGAACACTGTATGGATTTGACGCACCACCGCCACCAGTTGTTGGAGTTGATGTAGCTATTACTACCGAAGCTAGTGAACCGTTGACAACCGAACTAAACGAAATATTATTATTTGAACCCGCTTAATACTCATGGCTAATAAAAAGATTACCGAACTTACGGAGCTTACAGCACCAGTCGGTGCGGACATTCTCGCAATCGTTGACGATGTAGCGGGAACCGCAACCACTAAGAAAGTATCCGTTACTAATTTAATGGGGCAAGCATCTGCCTCCAACCTATCGAGTTACGACTTTAACGGAAACGCTATCAGTAACTTCGACGCTTCGATTAACGATCAAACAGGAACCACCTATACATTAGTAGCGGGAGACAACGGTAAAGTAGTAGTACTGGATAACGCATCAGCTGTAACTGTCACGGTACCAAGCGGTTTGGGAGCAGGGTTTAATTGCAGCTTTGTACAAAAGGGAGCAGGTCAAGTAAGCTTCAGTGCTTCCAGTACTACCATTAACAATCGTCAGTCGCACACCAAGATCAACGCTCAGTACGGAGTAGCTAGTATAGTTGCTTACGCTTCTGATACTTTTGTTCTTGCTGGAGATACCGCTGCGTAACATGTTCGTACTTCCTACATTAAATCTAGGGACAGTAGGTACAACTTTCGGTGTAGTAAATCCCTACGAAACCAATAGTTATAGTGCGTTGTTTGACAGCACTAGTGATTCTATATCTGTAGGAACTGTATCTACTTTAGCGAGTGCCTCGACCTTTTCTATGTCCATTTGGTTCAGGCTTGGTGGTACTGCTACTCGACTATTATGGTCAAGCGGTTCCGCTTCCTCTCAAAATTTTGATATACTTTTTCTGAGCGGTAAAGTTAGGGTCAGGCACAACGGCACATCAGGAAGTACTAGGCTTTTAGATACGACTGGAATTACCTTTTCAACGGACACATGGTATCACTTAGTTTTCACTAAGAACGGAGCAACAGGCAAGATATACATCGACGGTAGTTTAAATAACACCAACACAGGTATGCTTACAGCCCTTCACGCTAATGCAGGTAATAATGCTCTTATTGGAAACTTAACTTGGACATCGTCTGTTTATGGCTTTGATGGTTATTTAGATGAAGTAGCTTTATTTGATTACGAGTTATCTTCTACTCAAGTATCCAGTATTTACAACGACAAGGAATACGATACGATCACATCTTTCTGGCGTTTAGAAAATGATGTGACTGATGAGTTCGGTAATAATGACGGTACTAATAACGGAGTAACTTTCAGTTCTTCAGTCAAACCATACTAATGAATACCAGGAAATATGTAATTGTAGATTCATCTGAAGTTGTTAACTTTGACTTTACCAAATTAGTGGACATCGATGAGTCTTACATCAGGACAAATCTAGCAGGTAATAAAGCAATAGTTAGATTTGAAGGCGATACACCAAGCTTTTTAATAGGTGAACCGCAGTACGATCACGAAGAGATAAAAAGTATTTTAAGTGGTAACGACTGGACTGACCCTGAAGCTATAATCTAATGCACGAAACAGCCCAAGGGTTATATCATTCGTTGGAGAACCAACGGTGGTCATTCTTAGACAGAGGTCGTACATCTTCTGAGCTTACACTTCCTTATGTTTTACCGCCTGACGGTCACAACTACGCTACTAAGTACTACACACCGTACCAAGGTATAGGAGCTAGAGGAGTATTAAATCTAAGTAGTAAGCTATTGCTTGCATTGCTTCCACCTAACGCTCCATTCTTTCGTCTTGTTATAGATCGTTATGAATTAGACAAAGCAAAGGAAGATTTAGGACCCGAAGGAGCAGAGCAGTTACGTACTGATTTAGAGAAAGCATTAGCTGATGTAGAGCGTAGTGTATCACAGGAAGTAGAAGTACAGAACTTCAGGAACGGTATATTCCAAGCACTAAAGAACTTACTTATAACAGGTAACAGTTTGTTGTACTTACCAGACGAAGGTGGTATGCGTGTGTTCAAGCTTGATCGTTATGTAGTCAAGAGAGACCCAATGGGTAATGTTACACACATAGCAGTTAAAGAAACTGTAGCTCCTATGATGCTTCCTGAGTCGGTAAGAGAAGAAGTATATCGTCAGGAAAAGGAGAATAGTTGTGACCTCTACACCGCAATCATCAGAGAAGATGACAAGTACAAAGTCTACCAGGATGTTAAAGGAATGCTCATCGAAGAAAGTATGGGTGAGTATCCGATTGATAAGTCCCCGTGGCTCCCGTTACGCTACACCCAGATTGATGGAGAGGACTACG